TTCTGAATGCCCATCTGCGCGAGCTTGGCGCTCACGGCCGTCTCGCTGAGGAACACATTGAACCTGCGGAGCGGCTCGCTCTCACCGTTGAGCCCAGACTTGAGTGCCAGCAGCGCCGACTCCACGTCCGTATCAAAGAACGAGGCGAGGTCGGCGCCCAGCTCGGTGAGCTTCATGCTCATGTCTGTCGCCTGGTCAAGCTCGATCCCGACGGTCTTGAACAGACCGGCGAACCCGGACGCGGTGTCGAGCGCCTGCTGCTTGCTCAGGGCGAAGGTGCTGGCGAGGCTGCCGCCCCACTTCTCGATCTTGTCCGCGTTGTCGCCGAAGATGACGCTGGTCTTCGACATCGTCTCGTTGAGCGCGGACGCCGCTGCGATCGACCCTGCGCCGAACGACACGACGGCATCGAGCGCGCCCATCGCCACGTTCTTGACCATGCCGAACGCCGCGATGCCGGCGCCCATCGCCATGCCCTTGCCGATGTCCGTCTTGGACAGCGCGGTGGCCTTGTCGCGCACCTTGTCGAAGACGCCGCTGACCTCGTCCTTGGCGGTGATGAGGATACGGACGGTGTTCGCCATGCCTACTCCTCAGCCTTGCCGCAGTCGGGGTCGATGAGATTGAGCATCCGCAGCAGCTCGGCGTCCTCGGCCAGGACGGCGGACGGGAGCTGGCCGAACCGCTCGCAGAGAGCGATGACCGTCTCGGCCCATGTCAGCTCGGCGGGCTTGTCCACTCTTACGGCTCGGTGCTTGAAGACGGCTGCGGCAAAGGGGCCGGCGGCTTCACCGTGGCGGTACGCCACCCGCGCATGACGGCCCTCGTCACCATGACCGGCAGCCGGTCGAGTGCCGCCTCGCTCACCGGGATCGGCCCGGCGGCGTCCTCCAGGTTCCACGTCGGCAGCGCCCAGCGCAGGAAGCACGCCCACTCGTCGGCGAGCGTGGTCGTCTCGTCCCACTCCCGCAGGGCGGACAGCGGCACGCCGATGATGACCTCGACCTCGGCGCCGTCCATGTCATCGAGGACGAGCGTCGCCTTGGTATCTACTCGATAGCCCACATCGCTCCTATGCCCACTGATAGGTGAAGCCGCCGGGGCGATGTGGGCACGGCACCCCGGCGGCTCATATGGTTAGGTCCAGGCCGCCGCCGTGCCGGAGTCGAGTGCCCACGACGTGGTCCACGTCAGGGAGCCGTCGGTGCCGAACGACAGGTTGTAGTCGCTGAAGATCGCGTTGAACGTCAGCGTGGCAGGACCGGGGAACACGATGACGACGGAGTTGGATGCCGGCGTCTTGAGCGTCGCGTGACTCTTGCTGGCCGTGATGTTGAACACGCCCGAGAGGCTGCCGGAGCAGTCGGCCCGGAGCAGGATGCGCTCCATCGCGGACTTGTCGAGCCCGGTCACGTCCTGCACGCCGTAGGGCGTGTTGACCGTGAAGCTCGTGATGTCGTTGGAGATGTCGTTAGAGGCGACCGTGACGCTGGTCGTCAGTCCGCTTACCTTTGCCAAGGTAGGGCTCCTTCTGCTTGCCCCGCCTGGTGGCGGGCTGACTGGTTACGCTGCGGACTTGGTGTACCGCACGATGGACAGGGCACATACGAGGCCCGCATAGGTTCCGCTGACCTCCAAGCGGAGGTACTGGCGCACCGCCGCTGTCAGTCCGATCTGTTGACGCTCGACGCCTGCCGCGGTCGGCGAGAACACGACGGCCGTCGGCCCGAGCGTTGCGAAGTCGGAGTCATTGGCAGAGTCGGTGATCGTCAGGATGGGATCGCCCGACGTGAGGCTGAACACGTGGAGGTAGGCGGCCAGCCCGAAGGCCGTCGCCCCGCCTGCGTCGATGCTGCTGCCGTCGATGTCGCCCGACGCGAACGTCTGCTTGCCGGTCGTGAGGAGCTGGCCCCACTCCAGCGGGTAGCCGTTGGCCGATGCCTCGATGGACGCGACCAGCGACCCGTCCGCGCCGAAGGCCGGGGAGTAGTCCGTCTGCTTGGCGACCAGCGATGCAGCATGGCTGCCGACGGCCAGCGACGGCCCGACGGCGACGGTCACCTGGCTGTCCGTCCGGGCGAGGGCCGAGAGGATCAGGTTGGAGTGCCCGGCCGCGTGGTTCCAGAAGGACGTGAACGAGAGCGAGCCGTCCCGCCGGCCGAGGATGCGCTCCATCGCGCCCTTGTCGATGGCGGTCGTGTCGAACACGCCGCGCGAGGTGTTGATGGTGTTGACGGAACCGATGTCCCCGGACAGGTCATAGGCCCCGAACCAGAGCGCCGAGCCGACGCCAGACTGCTTCGCCATTCGTCTTCTCCTACGGCGCTACGGAATATTCGGTGTAGTCCACGACGAACTCCACGACGAGGACGGCCCAGCGCGAGCCGCCGATCACTTGGTAGTTGGGCTCCGCGTATCCCATCTCAAGGTCGCTGCCCTGCCCGCCGAGCTGCGAGTCGCCAAGGACGGCGGTGCGGAGTTGGTGCTTGAAGTTGTACATCTCGTCGTCGATGGCCTTCATCGCCGGGAGGTCCATCGTGGACATCGTCCAGAACGCGATGAGCGACACCGTCTCGGCCACCAGCTCGCCGTTGAGGACGCGGTTGGCGCCCATGCGCTGCGGTTCCGACTCGCCGCCGTAGAACAGGCGGACGCAGCGGTTACCCGACGGGACCGGCGCACCGATCGCCACGTCCTTCCACTGGGCGTTGACTGCTGCCGCTGCCGTCTTGGCGTGGGCGAGGATGGCGTCGCGCTGCGCGGTGTAGCTCATTCAATGCCCTTCGTCAGGTTGGCGACGGCCGCAGCGCGGCTGGACTTGAGCCGGTTGGCAGCGGTGCGGAAGCCGTGGACCTTGGCCTCCAGCTTGCCGCCGCGGTAGTTGGCGTTCGCCATGCGGTTCATCACGTCGCTGTCGGAGAGCGACCAGGCGACGCCGCTGCGCTTGCGGACGCCCGACTGCTGGACGCCGAAGGACCGGGAGCCGCGGACGGCCCACGGCTCGACGTGCGTCTGCGACACGACGGCCGTCTTCCACCACGGCGCACCCTTGAGGCTGCCGACACGGCCGACGATGCCGCGCTCAAAGTCTCCGCTCCTGCGATGCCCTGCGAACTCGGAGCGAGCCGCCTTGGCGCCCTCGTCTGCGAGGCCCTGGAGCATCCGCTGGATGTTCTTGCCCATCGTGCTCGACGGGTCGGCCTCAAAAAACGGGCCGGTCAGCTCCAGGGCGGCGTAGGACTTGCCTACCCGCTTGCGGTACTGGCCGCGGGGCGCCATGTCAGGGCACCAGGTCGAGTCGGAGATGGCCGATAGTGCGGCGCAGGATCAGGTCTTCGCCCTCGCGCGGGACGATGCTGCCGACCTGTCCGCCGCCGTCCATGCCGTCCGCCCCGGCGTCGCGGGACCGCCAGCGCCGGAGCGCCACGCGGTTGCAGGCGTCCACGGCGGGAGCGGTGTAGATGATCCGGCTGATCGCCAGGCTGGTGAGGTGGGTCGCGGCCGTGGTGCCGTTGACGCCACGGTCCACGGTGATCGTGTCCTGTGCTGCGTCCGTGGTGGCCGTGACGTAGACCTGCTCGGAGTCGAGTAGCAGCGTCATGCCGGGCGAGATGCCAGCCTGCGTTGATACGTCGATCACCTGCTCGGTGGCGTCGAGGGCCTCGGCCGTTGTCGGCACCAGCGCCCGCAGGACGTAGGGGTAGCTCCACGTCCCGACCACGTCGATGGTGCGGAACCCTGAGCCGAAGCCGGCGAGCGTGGTGGCTGCGTCGTGGATGACGAGCCGACGGTACGGCGGGTCGCCGTAGGAGCCGGAGCCCGTCTGGAGGAAGTAGTCGGTGTCGGCGACGATGTCCGTCCCGGCGTCGGTGGTGCTGGTGCGGACGGTCACCTTGGTCGTGGTGATGAGGTCGTCGTTGAGCCAGAGGCAGTTCCCACCGGAGCTGTCGTACTTGTTGGTCCCGACGCGCGGGCCGAAGCCCGTGCCGTAGAGGGACCGCTGGCAGAACTCGTCGATACGCCTGCTGGCCGACTCAAGGACGGACAGCATCGTCGCGTCCTGGTTGGAGCCCAGCGACGTAGAGCCCTGCTCCCGCATGAAGTCCTTGAACTCGGCCAGACAGGCGTAGACGTGCATCGGTCAGCTCGTCGCGTAGTCGCGCGCGCTCGACGGGGG